ACTATGCAGTCAGTCCCGTTGATGTTGACCTTCATGCCGAAGCGTTCTGCGATAAGTGCATCCATGCGCCTTTTCATCCCGTCAAAAAGGTCAGCCATTAATTTTTACCGGAACGGTTTCATCACCGTTTGCCGCTGGCGCCCATACCACCCCGACATACGGCAGGCTGCCGGTTGCATCCGTCTGAACCACGTTATCCTTCAGATACACTTTTTTCCCGACGGCAATATCCTCTGTTGTCAGTTTTGGTATGCTGAATACCCCTTCTGCGATGCCGGTTCCGGCGCTCCCGGCGGCAATATCGGTAACAGCCACAGCGAACATATCGCCGACCTGTACCAGATCTCCGCTCTTTAGTGACGTGGTCGCCACAATTTCAATCGTTTTGCCGTCTTCCACGTAATTCTTAGCCACGGTTATTCTCCTTTCCGGCACGCCGTGCCGGATTTCAGGTATAAAAAAAGCCCGTCAGGGCCGTATCGCTTAATGTCTGCTTTTAGTGGGTTATACGGTGCATTTCACCATACCGCGATAATCCACCGGCGCAACGCCCGCATCAATACGAACTTTCGTGGTTACGCCATCCACCGTGAATCCTTCCTGCTGGTCGATATACGGCTCATCCACGCCGTTAAGGTAAGCCACCTCAACGGTATCGCTGCCTTTTGCTGCAGTAAGATAGAAAGTGGACTGACTGGCGTCATCAAGACGAGGCTCCGCGATCACCGTGGCGAAATCTTTCACCGGGTTAATGATCCCGGCGTTAATATCCGCCCCCTTGACACTGACAGATTTAATCACCTGATTTGACACAGACTCCAGCGCCGTCGGCACCAGTACAAATGCCGGACGGATATTGAGGTGGCGATCGCCCTCTTTCTGCATCCGCATTAGCTGGCGCGCTTTATCCAGGGACGCCACATCCATAACGGCTTTTTCAAGGACGTTTGCGTGTTTCGTCTTGTCAAACAGCGCCACATTATCACTGGACAGTTTCTGGTTACTGATGAGAACGTCATAAACCAGATCGGCAATGGTGGCTTTTGTCGCACGTCCCAGCTTCATCGGGACATCCGTCAGCATATTCATATCATCATTGATGATGGCCTGGCGGGTAATGCTGAACAGCTCCCCATAGGTGGCGAGCGCAATGGTCGCCTGTTTATCCCCTGTGGTGACGTATTTGTATTCCGCTCCTTCACGAACCTGACGCAGTGAACTGAATCCCCCCATACCCACACGGTGCGCAATCCTGAAATCAGACAACTGTCCTTTTTTGGTCCAGGCATCGAAGGTTTCCGGCGCTTCCTGCCAGCCCTGCAGAATGGACTTGTTTGCAACATCCAGCAGAATGTTACCGAAATCGGAGGTGCTGTGCGTAAATGCCATGCCGATCATCTGCATGGGATTCATGCTGGACACGCCTGTACCCCTCGCCACCAGCGAAATTCGCGCCAGTTCACGCAGGGTCATACAGTTGTACGGGTTATCCTTCTGCGCTTCTTCATAGCCTGCGCGGGCCATCACGGCAGCGCGAACGGCGTCGCCGGTAATATTACCGTTTCCGGTATACATCCCGGCATGAAACTCTGCGCGATTCTGCGGACCATTCAGCTGGTTAGTCGGCGTAATACCTTTCGCCATCTCGGCCAACAGTCTGTCCTTCGCCATTTCCAGAGAGCAATCCACATCAGCAATGCACTCTGCCATCAGCGAGGCATAACGATCGCCGGAAAGTGAAAACACATTCTGAATGCCGGTGATACGGTTACGCTGTTCTTCCTGCAGGCGTGCGCGAATGGCATTTTCATCTACAGCCGGCGACTGAGCCTGCGACTGAATCTGTGACTCAGGGGCTTTTGCCTGTGGCTGCGGTTGCGCGCCTGCATTGCCCTGCGGGGCGATAATCATACCTTTAATGCTCTGTGGCATATGCTCAAACTCCTCAACACGTTTTGAATGAATACAGGCCATTGCTTTTACAGGCTGTATCAGTTTGTCGGCAAACCCTTCACTGACGCACTCCGCGCCGCTCATCCAGGTCTCCTTTGCCAGCATGGCAGCAATATCTTCAGGCGTTTTTCCAGTTTTTTCGGTATAGATGGGGATAATGACGCTTTCGATCTTGTCAAGCAGGTCAGCATATTCCCGGATATCCTCCGCCTCCCCCCGCCACTCCGCGCGGCTTATGAATCATCATCATGGCGTTTTCCGGCATAATGATGGGATTACCTACCATCGCAATAGCGGATGCCATTGAGCAGGCCATTCCATCGATATACACCGTTTTTTGCGCCGGATGATTTTTCAGCAGGTTATAAATGGCTATTCCGTCCAGTACTGCTCCGCCAGGTGAATGAATATGCAGATTTATCCGGTTAATCTGTCCCAGTGCAGCCAGTTCTTCTGCAAACCAGCGAGCCGAAATTCCCCATCCACCAATCTCGTCATAAATGCGGACCTCCGCCGTGTTATTGACTGCAGCCCTGATGGAATACCAGCTATTACTGCTTCCCTCCCCGCGTTCGTTCCCTGTGGTCATCACCGGCGGCATTTTTATCGCCGCCACTGTTGTCTTCACTTCCGGCATTATCCTGTTCCCCCGGGTCATGTGCCGGGTCAGTATCAAATACCAGTCCCAGCTTACGGTTTTCGTCAATTTCCGCCTTACGGCGGCGTTTCACTTCAGCAGGTGCGCCGCCACGGGCACGCACCCAGTCACTCTCTGTTGCCGCCCCGCCGCGTATCAGCACCCGCCAGGCATTCGCCTCTTTCAGCGGATCTATCCACGGCATAACCGGACCGGAATACACGGCATTAAACAGGGTCCCCATGTCCGTGTCCGTCGGCACATCTATCACACCCGCCGTAATCGCCGTCGCCAGCCATCGCCGGTAAACCGGGCGACTGACGGCAGCAATAAAATTATCCTGTAGAATGGTGTATCCCTCCTGAGCCTCCACCAGCTCCTGACGCTGGGCGCTGTAGGTGCCGTCGTAGTTTCTGGCAATAGAAGAAAAACTTCCGCGTACACCTGCGGCAACCGCTCGCAGTTGCCCCATACGGAAAGACTCCAGGTTGGCATTTGGCCTGTCAGATTTGATGGTGCCGATATCCTCTCCCGGCAACAGGTCTTTCAGAATGGTGCCGGGTTCAATATCCAGATCGCGGTCTTTATCCGCATAATCTGGCGCGTCACCATCCTGTACCATTGCGTCACTGCGCCGGATAAACATGGCAAAAGCCGCCGAAATACGCGCGGCCAGCCTTTCACTGTCCTCATACTCCTTCAGATCCAGCAGCCGGATAATAACCGGCGCCAGCAATGTGACGCCCCGCGCCTGATTCAGGCGACGGGTGAATTTAAGATGCAGCATATTTTCTGCATCGATAAGCTTGGTGGCCACCATAGCGGTGGCAAATCCCGGCCAGGATTTACAGACGATGTAACTTTTTGGCCTTTGCCAGTCGTTAAAATAGATCCCCTGAACCAGATTATTTGTACTGTCCGTCTGTTCCATCGGGACATAATCCGGTTCCATCGCCTCAAGCCAGAACGGTACGCCCGCCACCGGCTCAAGCCCCGGCATTTTTCCCGCCACCATCTGGGAGAACACCTCCCCGTCCCGCAACCATGTGCGTAACAAAAGGCGCTCCAGTACCGGGCGCGTATATTGTCCGGTCACGTCCGGCGACACGGACCACTCTGCCCATCTGGCGTGGATTTGTTCCGCCAGCGCGTTATTCAGCGTTCCGGCCACCGTCAGTGGTTGTGGCTCAACGATGATCCCCTTAGCCCCGATAACGCGCTCTTCCATCTTATCGAGCGCCCCCACCACCAGATCGTGATTGTTATCGAACCAGCGGGCCTGCTCCCGCAGGGACTTTCCGGCAATCTGGTTTAGTTGATTGGCGTTGCGGTTTTCACGCTTAATTTTATGTGTCCGGGTGGGTATTGCAGCCTCGTAAGCTTTTATTACTGCCCGCGATCGGAGTCTTGATACAGCCCATCCCGGCGACATCATGCTGATAGCTTTATCGATAAAATTCATGACAACCTCGCCCGGGTGAAAAGCCGTCGCGGATTATTTAACCGCTGTAACCTGTCTTCAATCTCGCGGCGCCCCTTCCTGATTTCCTCCAGGCTTTCCATTGTCATTGACTGACCGTTAAGCATGATGGACTTGCCTTTCAGTACAGCAAGCTCGGCCTCCAGATAGGCGTTGTACAACTCCTGTAGCCCTGCCCTGGTCATAACCACCCTCCTCCGGAACCACCGCCCCAGGCGGGTAAAATTTTTTCTTCCTGGCTTTCACGGCTTTCTCTCCTCCTTCGTGTTGCCCCTGCTGGCGAACCTCAACAGGCTGCGTGGTTTTTGCGGCGTCTTTTTCCGGTAAGCGAGCCCATCCTGGTGGTTTTTCCCAGTTGATTCGCTCATAGCCACGGAGAATAGCCAGCGCGTGGGCGTAACACATCAGATCGAGCGCCTCGTTATTACCGCGTCCCGGTTTTTTCCACTTTCCGTCTGCGCTGCGCTCTTCATAGGTCAGTTCCTCGTAGAACCACGGCCCCAGCCAGTCAGGAAAATGAATGTAATTCGCCCCCGGCTCCTCACGCTCCAGTGCGGCAGCTACCCTGTCTTTCAGGGCATTGGTCTGTAACAGATACAACGGCACATCCCCCCTGGCTTTTGCCCGACGTTCTGAGCGTTCGGTGTTATCGGGATAGGTTTTGGTGATCAGCTTCTCGCGTCGGGTACTGTCTCCCTTGAACAGATAAACGCGCCCGGCAACGCCTTTTCGCTTACACCTTCGCCAGAACGCGTAGGCATTATCGGTAACACCGTCTTCACCACCTGAGTCCACCGCCATTGCCAGTACCGGCATAAACTGTTCAGGATCTGCCGCCAGCGGATACGTCTTTTCCAGCACATCCGTTCTCAGCAAATCCCAGTCTTCCGGTCTTGCAGCCGGATTGACAGGCTGGCTTTCGCCATCCTCATTCACTCTCAGGGAATAACGGATGTTGTAGCGGTCAATGATCCAGCGTTCACCATATGCGCCATAGCCCACTACCTGGACCACAAAGCGCCGCTTTTTACCGCCCTGTACGTCAACGGTTGCCACAATAAAACGCACCCCGTCAGGAACGGTACGTTTTGATACGTCCTCAGCGCGTGCCATCAGCGCGTCACCGCTGCGTGCCTCCAGCGAGCGACGGGACTGATAGGGTAATCCCCAGTCCGTATTGATGACGGCTTTCAGGGTTTCCTCGCTGCCGGTTCGTTCGTATTCCTCTTCGGCGGTCAGCAGCTTGTAAACCAGTTGCGCCCAGGTCTGATAAGCCGCCGCCGGTCCCTCCATCCAGAAACTGGCGATACGTGAGCGGCGGGCTTCGCCGGTAATATTGCCGTCGCGGTCAATGTGCTGACCTTCCCGCAACCAGACGCCACGATTATTCAGCTCACGCTTCTGCTGTGGTTCAGTCAACTTATGGCAGTGTGGGCACTGAATCCGCGCTGCTTCACTGGCCTCCATAGGGTCGGCAATATGGCGATAGCCGGTCATATTCGCCATTGATGGCTGAAAATATTCGCCACAATGCGGACACGGCCAGTACCAGCGACGACGATCGCCACGGTTGTACAGGGAAAGTATTCCTGTGGTCGGCGGTGCTTCGTGCGGTAATGACGGTTTCCATCTGGTATCGGTAATTTCCCGCCCCGGCGAGCTCTCCACCAGTGTCATACCCAGCGACATAAACGTTGTGGTACGCTTCGACGCCAGCGAGAATGCATCCCCCTCACCATCAACATCTTCGGGGAACCGATCGTAGTCAGTCAGCGCCACACATTTAAAATCCGAAGACGAAAAAACATTGATTGATGGCCAGCCAATTTTCAGAAACGAGCCATCACGAAACGTTTTATCATGCACATTATTATCGTTACGGTGAGGGCTGAGTCTTCTTGCTATCGCCGGACTGTGGCGAAACATCTTTGCCAGACGCCGCTTTGAGTGCTCCTGCGCCTTGTCCTGAGTCATCTGAACCACCAGCATGTCAGACGGATCGCAGACAATATTGTAGGAAATCCAGCCGTCAATCAGCCCCAGCGTCTTACCGGTTCTTGCCGGGGCGACAAATACCACGGCATCGTAGCTGCGTGATGACAGGCAGTTCATGGCTTCCACCACATAGGGGGTCAGGGTGGATTCCCATGCCACAGAATTTCCCGCATCGCGTGGTACGCGCATATATTTTCTGACCGCATCCGATATCTTCATCCTGCGCGGCGGCCTGAACATCGATGAGATATCACATCCGGCAACAACAGCAGAGGCTAAACTATTCCTGCTCTTCCTCTTGCCCTTCGTCACCGTTGTCATCATCATCTCCGTTTATAGCATCCGCGCAGGCCTGGTATGTCATGCTGGCCAGATCTTCCCTGAGTTGATCAATAATTTTTTGCGTCATTTCCAGCGCATCAGGCGGCAATGCCGCATCCCTTTCCAGTAAGTCCGGCAGTATCTCCAGTGTCTTGACGACCGTTTTTGCCATGACAGCATAAACGCTCAGCACCTCGCTGGCCGGGATCAGAGTTCTCATCTCCTTTTCCAGCTCAATACGCGTCATTTCCGACTGAAACCATGCCCGTCGATCTGAGGGTTTCATCTTATTGGGGTCATTCTCCCCGGTAACAGCCGGCATCGTCATCATGGCGGTCAGAATATCCACCAGCCGGTAGATTTTCAGGTTACTACCGTTCCCACCTGAGGTTTTTACGCCCTTCAGCCTGCTGGCGATGGTCTGTCGGTGTGCACCAGTGATGGCCGAAAGCTGTGTGATGTTTAATTCGAGGCTTTTAATTTCCTGATCCACAGTCGTGCTCTTTTCCTGTATACGGTGAAAATGGCGTTCAGTGTCGAACAAAAAACGTACCACTTCGACACTGAAAACAGTAAATGTATTGATTTTTAAGGTTATTTTTCAGTGCTGACAGAGACTAAAAAATCAAAAATCAGCCGATTCCCGCGAGCCCGAAGCCACCCGTGGCGCACCCTGCCCAGGAGTACCTTTTTGATATAGTCACTATTTATTATTATTTTTTCCTGCATTACTGTGGCATTGGGTACGAATGTACGCCTGCGCCCCTTCGAGTTGCTTTTGCATCGTCTTTACTCGCTCTCTGAGGGTGAAATAATCCCGTTGAGCGGAGTCTGCCAGTCTGGGGCTGGCTGCATTATCCACGCGGGCGGTGGAGGTGGATTTACCTGTCGGCACTGTGGGGCATGTTGCGTTGACGAGCAGGCGACGACGGCCAGCGGCAACATCATCGCGCAAAGCATCATTCTCAGATTTCGCATCAGCTAATTCCTTTGTGTATTTTGCATCGAGGGCGGCGACGTCACGCTGGCGCTTCGTCATGTCAGTAATTGTCGCGTTCGCCAGCGCCAGCTTATGAGTAACGGTGTCGCGCTGCTCTTTGTACTTCACCGCGTTACCGTGGTAGTGGTCAGTGGCCCATGCCAGCGCTGCGATCACTATCAGCAACGAGACTATTACGCCGGTGGTTATACGATTCATGTCACCACCAACGGATTTGTCCTATCAGATAGCCAATAGCGGCGACAAACAGTACCAGCCAGATCAGGACAAATTTCCAGTTTGGTAATTGCTCAATCATTAGTCGCAACTCCCTAATCAGTTTGCTAATATCAATCACAGGTTCTCCCTTGCCTTCATCAAGGTGCAGAAACAGAAAACCCCGACTGTTTGCAGCAATCGGGGTTTTCGCTTTTATATCCTTCGTAAATCAGAAATCGGCAGATTTTGTGTTATCCGCGTCCGTGGCGCCATGTCATTTTTGGTGAATTATTCCGCTGACAACAATTTATTGTTCAATACCCCAGCACGCCAGCGCCGATTCCTGGTCGCGTCGTATCACCTGGCCGTAACACTGATTTTCCCTGTTGTGGCAGTCTTTGCCGCCGTCATATATCCAACGGCGGATTTCTGCACACGCTCCCTTACGATCTCCTGCGTTGAGCTTCCGGTAAAACGTGGACGGAAAACATTTACCGGGACCGATGTTATACGGACAGAACGACGCAATACCGGTTTTCTGCGGTTCAGTCAGCGGTATATGAACATGTTTATTTACCCATGACAGCGCTTTATCCCGCTCGATGGCGTTGTAATGGTCGCACTGGCTTTGTGTCAGTCGCTGGCCTTTCACGACGGGTTTACCATCGATACGGGTCACGCCACGGCATACTGACCAGACGCCGCCGTTATCACGAACGGCCACCAGCGTATTTCCTTCCCGCTCCTGTAAAAACTGGTCGAGTAGCTGCGGTGCGCTGGCACCGGCGGCAATCAGCGCCAGCATGGCGGCGGAAAGACCGTATTTAACTTTTGTCCTGACCGCCATTACTGCCCTCCGGCATTTCAGATACCGCCAGCATTTTTAACGTGCTGTCATGGTCGTTTTTTTCCAGAATCCGGGCGATTAGCCTGTTACGCTCTTCCATCGCGGCAGCCTGTCTTGCCTGAGCCTGCTCTGATTTCTTTTTGTAATGCTTATTAACCAGAAACGTACCAATACCCAGAACAATACCTATCAGCGCGCCATAGTCGTTTAACGTCCACTGGGCGCATATGCCGCTGATTAATGCCCAGATGTAGGCCAGCCATGTCGTATGTTTATCCATTGTCATAACTTCCCCTGTCCGGGAAATGGACTACCCGGATGTCGGGTAAGTGGAAAAAGAAAGGCCGCGCAATAGCGCAGCCTTGTGATGGGTGCGGGAGCCAATCCCCGCTACGTGGCAGTGGTATACAGAAAATCAGGGGTATGATTTACGCAGCTAATATTTCAAGCCGTCTTCCAAGCGCCGCCAGCGCGTTCTATATCTAAGCTGGTGGTTGTAACGGCCCCGACAGTACTTCTGCTTCACCGTTATGGCAGATATCATCGCCCCTTGTCAGATGCCAGACACCGACAATAAGCTGTCCTGATTCCAGATCGTCAACTGTGTCATTCGTATAGTATGCCACCTGAACAACACCGTTATGCTGAATCCAGTAATACCCTTCTTTCATTCACACCTCCGCAAGACTAAGCAAATAGTATAGGGCGAAGCAGAAAATGCCGCGGTGCAAGAAACCACAACTCAAATCCTGTTGTACAGGCTGCTCTTTCCAGTCATAGCCTCACCACCGATAGCTCAGATGGCGCAGTGTGTGATGAAAAGGGTCAGGCTTCACGGGCTGGATTTATCAACAAAACACGTAGCGGATGGTGCCCGGTGCCTGAAAAAGAAAAAGGCCACCGAAGCGACCTAATGAAATTGGTAATGTGGATACTGCCAAGTTAAATCCGTTAAAGCCTATTAAGAGATTCAGCCTGTATTTCTTGAAGTACCGCTGCCGGCGAATCAGCCTGTACGATTCCCGAGAAGACACAATCTGGATCATTAATCATGTGCCTGGACTTCGCTCTCTTTGCCTCATTCCGGTCCGAAAACTCCTCGGAAACATTTAAATGCTTACCCGATGACATCCCTTTCGGCTTGTATTGAAAAACGTAATAGAACCCCATATCGCCCTCCCCCTGTGATTTGACACCAAGGGAATATACCACCAAAAAACAAAAACCCCGCCGAGGCGAGGTTCTTAATTCTTGTAACGTCACAGGCATAATAACCCATCGTTGGAATCAGGTTAGCCATTTTCCGTTAAGTTTGCAATAGCTAAATTATTTTGGTCATCGAGTCACGTTTCCCAGAACCTTTTCTGCATACGATTCCTCAATATGGCAATGCTCCACCAGCCGATCGAAAAACAGTTTATAGTTGTACCGCCATACCATTTCCGTTACTCCTAGTGCTTTAAAAATCTCGGTATCTTTGAGACGTGGGTAGCCTCTTCCCTTGCATCTTGGGCATTTTTTATAAACCGGCACGCCCTGCAACTCAGATTTTTTCTTATCGAGAATTTCTCCGCGTCCCCGGCAACGACATTCATTTTTCACATGGCCTTTGCCATCACACGCCTTACACACTACGCGCACCTGCTCACGAACTGATTTCCACACCTCCCAGTCGGACGGAGAAATACCTTTCGTATCTTTTACCCATTTTGGTGGCTTACCATCCGGGTAAGTAACCTTGTTCGTGAAAACCTCAGCATCAATTAATTTAGCACCATGACAGCTACTGCACGTCACCAGGCTGGCCGCACTGAGGGAATAATCGCGAAATACATAACGCGCCATAGTGTCGAGAAATTTTGAGCGCTTACCCTTTTCCATTTTCCGTAATGCCCCATGCCGTTCTGCACGCTGCTCTGCTAATTGCCTGATGTAGGCGATGATATTTTCAGAAGATAAAACCCCGGCTTTTGCCAGATACAATTCAATACCCACTGCGGCTTTTGCAGTAAGTAGCCCGAGAGATGCCATTACGTCAGTAATAGTCAGCGTATCAGACGTTATTCCGCATGGTACTGCGCCGGGCATCATGGATTTAGGTGAAAAATATTTCGGTAAGGACTCAAGATTCATTTCGATGCTCCCGTTTTGCTTCAATGCGGACGTAATTACGAAGAATGCGATATGCCACAGGAAAAGATCCCCGGTATCGATAAATTCGGAGACGCAACCAGCGCATGCGGAGTATCTCGATCAGTTCTGGTTTCATGCGGCCTCCAGCTTTTTTAGCGCACGCAGATCCGCCAGTGCCGCGAGCCTGATTTCCTTCAGCTCCTCGACCGTCCAGCGGTGCGGGGTGTTATTGTTCTCGAGTGCCAGCACCGCCGCCTCCCCGTAACGCTCAACCAGCGCGGCACGATATGCTTCGATGTTCCCTGATTTGTAGACGTTGCAGACATCACACTGAAGATGGATGTTGAAGCGAGTGAAGCGCAGATGCCCGGCGGCGGCCGTACTCCTGTAATGGCCTGCATGCCATGCGAATGCCGTCTTCGTTCCACAGGAGATGCAACCGAGTCCTTCTGCCAGTTCGGTTTCGCGGCAAATGTCATTTACGGCGCGCTGCGTCAAGTCAATCCAGTGTTTCAGCGGCTTAACCGCGGCTTTCCGCTGGCGCCAGGCGGCGCGTTCTTTTTTCTCAGCGGCGCGCTGAAGGGATTGCGCCTTACGTTGCGCGGCTTCGCGAGCTTTTCTGGTCTGTTCTTTGCCGACGGCGCTGGCGCACTGGTACGAGCAAACGATCTGCCCCTCGCGTATCGGGTGAAACCACTGGCGGCATTCTTTGTTTGCGCACTTACGGCGCGGTAATTTAGCCATGTTCACCCCCAGACCTTTTGGCGTAAGGATTTTGGCGTCCGCACCCGGTGTGCATATTCAGGTAATTTCGCGCTGACAGTCCAGGTAATGAAGTCAGGGTTCAGGCTCTTTTCTGTCCTTACGCCCCGCTTCTGATAATCCGATATCAGCGTGTCGGCCTGCTCGGTTGTGCAGTCGTGATGATGGAACCAGGAGTATTTCATCGCCATCACCCCGCAAAGCTCATTAGCTGGGCGGCGGCGTTCTCCGCCTCGCGCTGAGTACGAAATGTACGTGATAAAATCCACCGCCAGAGCACATCAAGCGCGGATTTATACAACTGCTGAAATTCGACCTCATCCATGCTGGAAAAAGCGATGCTGCGGGGATGTTTGCGAAGGGTGCCGTCCGGTAACTGGATGGCGTCATAGTGGCCAGCCTCAACCGTCACCCATGCGCGGTATGCATCGAAAGATTTACAGAGGCTAATTCCGTTTGTTACCCGGCGGTTTGCAATCTGTTCCAGATACTGTTCAGCCGCATCCAGTAATGCGCTCTCATTCCCGCCATATGCAGCGAGAAACTTTGCATAACCGTTTACCAGTTTGCGCTCATTGGCAGAAATGGCGCCGCCGGTGGGTTCCCAGTATTCAAACCCAAGATTAAGCAACGCGAAAAAGCGGCGATGGAATGCAGGATTCCTCACCTGACGGAACTCAGCCACCAGCACGGCGCCGAGTTTGATTTTTGATTGCAGAATATCACTGGTCTCCGGCGTTGCGGGGATCAGAATTCCAGATGACTGCTTGATGAGTTGTAATTCGTGCGCCATGGTATTCTCCGTGGCGCAGAAGGTTAACGGTTGTTCAGGCCGTTGATTTCATATTATCAGAAGGTGGTGTTACCCGGTAGCCGAGACGGCGAATAAAATGCATAAAACCGTTGGGAGTAAAAACTTCTTCATCATCCAGCAAAGGACGCATAGATACCATGCCATTTACACGATAGATAAGATGCCTGCCTGATGATGGAAAGCTAAACACCACGCAGCCATCAGATCTTCTTACAATGTCATACCAGCTATCTTCTGACTTTTGCAAAGCTGAATTACTCAATTTTTGTTCTCCCTTCAGACGATGTACAGACGCGGTTAAAAATTGTCGGCAGCAGCATCAAAGGGATACGCAAATTGCGGTATTCTGAAAAATGCGCGCCAGCATTAAGCGCAATGTTAATAAAACCAGTCGTCAGCGCTTTCCCACGTTTCCTGCAGGATGCTCTGTATACGTTTTTTATCGCCATCAGCAGCACCGACGATACTCAGACCATCCTGACTGCCTCGACGGATGGTTAAGTTGCAGTTTTCATACTGATTCTGGAGACGGGTAATTAATTCTTTTTCAAGTGCAGGAACGGCACCTTCCGGAAGCTGTTTTGTCCGGCTGATAACAAGCTCAATTCTCATAATTCCCTCTACATTTAACTACTGTATATAAACACAGTATACCTGTTAGAAAGAATATTCAAGAGGTGAATAGCACTTTTTGCAAAAGCTAGCATGTTGTTTCATATCAGATTTTAGGCGGAAAAACCCGCCGAAGCGGGTTAAATTGTCTAAAGTTTTTAGACTGCAATTTCATTCGGCTGGCAAAGCTCTGGCAAGTTTGCCCTTACTGGCGTCTCAGCATAGAGAAGCTACATAACCTGCCAGGAGGGCTTAAACGCCATTTTTGTGCTACCCATTTTCAGTTTTCCTTGCCGATGAAGCTCATTTAGCAGCCAAAAAGCGCCCAAGTTAGAGATGCAAAACGCCATAGCAACCAACTTACAAATTCGCCTCCGATTATCAGGAAAGTCCTTAGGAATATCATTCATAAAGGCGATAGAACTTGCTCCCAAATTAGTGATGGATGTTATTAGGGTGCTGTCAATTAGTGAGGCATGGTTAATATCATCAACGGGGACACTCATTATCAGGGAGTCAATACGTTCCGCATCTTCATCGGTTATTATATACTCGATTTTATGGGCATACTTATTACGAATATTGTTCATTTCCGTGAGGCATTTAGCCAATGAAACAGGAAGACCAAGTGCGACGGCGGTTTTAATCTTAGGCATAAAGTATTTGTCAACATCTACAAACTTTTCGGTACCTTCTCGACGGAGATTTTCGATTACTATTGAAAGAAAGTTTTCATGTATAAGATTGAGTTTGATTAATGCGGCCGATTCATCAACAAATTCAGTAATGGGAACATACTTCTGAGGATCAAGAAAGTAGCCCAAATTATGGTCGATCGACGTTCCTGTTGACTGTTCAACTCTAGAGTATTTCATTGAATGCTCCTGTGATTTATTCCATTAGCCTTAAAAAGATATTACTTTCATCATTATAAAGAAATGATATAACCAAAATCTTAATATGCTTTGATTTAGATTTGGTTTTATTTTGTTATCCATTTGCTAAGCATGGCAGCGCGACAGGCGTTCCAGATTTTCTGAGCCAAAAATTTATCGCCTATGTTATGTGCCAGCAGACTGACAATTTGACCCGCCAGGCCTTTTGGCATTTCCTCCGGCACTACCGGTGCGGGCTGGGCGTGACGATAGAGCGGGACATCTCCCACTATGTATTTCGGTCCTATCACTCCTGTTTCACCACAATAAACCTCCGCAAGAGCACCCTCGCTCGTCCATGCTACCGGCTCCGCGTCCAACGATGCCAGCGCTATACGCGCCAGTTCGCGCAGGTTTTCGCTATACGGTGACGTGTTATCACGACTGATTACGTGGTTCGCCGTATCAATTAAAATCTGTTTTTGCTGTTCTCTGGTAATAGTGGTCATGGGTTAGCCCTCAGCCTGCCGTGCTTTCAACTTGGTTAGGGAATGTCAGGTACTCATTAAAGGCCGCTCCGATACGCATCGCGGCGGGGATAAATTCGCTTTTCCCCTTATCTACTTCATCAAAAATTTCGTCATAGCGCGTCACATCAAATAGCGATACTTCACAATCGCCAGTCGTCGCAAACGCGATCCGATTTGAGGGACACTCCGCCAGTAGCTTATTGAGTTTCTTTACCCAGGCTTTTTCCTGTTTCGTCAAAGTAGCCATATCACTCCCCCTTAACCTTGATGCCAGCGGTGCGTATTTCGTGTATCGCATTGTCATTACCAGCACACCAACCCTCGGCATAATCCCGGCTGAATCCGCTCATGTGCATGACTTCTCCAACGCTGAGTTTTGACAGGTTGACCTCCCGCGCCTCCAGTTCTGCTATGCGCTGCTGGGCTTCATGGTACGCATCAAGCAGTATGTCGAAACAATTGCCGTCGTTCAGTATTTGGGCCAGTTCAGGTTTCCACGCTACGCAGTCATCATCCGGGTCTTGCATGTTGTAGACGTAAGTATCAAAGGCACCCATAAAGCGCCCGAATCCACCTTTGTCGTCTACCAGCACTTGCCAGGAGCGGAGAAGGAACAGTTTTTGGTCACGATCTAAATCTGTCCGGGATAGCTCATCGGCGATAATGCTGATCTCACTACCGTGCCAGCGAGCATCATTACGTTGCGCCGCATGAAACAGCTTCCAGAAATACTCAGTTTCTTCCTGGTTCGGGCGGCATTGCTTCAATGTATGGACTGTCATGCTGCACCTCCAAAAATCCATTGGTTACCTGCGTGCGCGTGGAATTTGCAGGACGTGTCAGGCATAACCAACTCATGAACCACTTCGCCTGTTTCAACAAAGTAGTAGTTGCTGTCTGTAACGTTGTTGATGAAGAATGCCTCACGCTCGCGCCATGACATCTCACCGAGAATACGCTGCACCTTTTTGGTGATTGGTCGGTAATCAGGTTCTATGCCAGCCAGTTTTGCCGCCGCGTAGTTGTGGTGGCCATCCATCAGGATGGTGTATTGCTGCCCACGCAGAACTATCGGGTAAACAGATACGATAAAACGCTTAAATCTTGCCGCTCTGTCGCTTACCTTTGCCTTGTCGAGGTAGCGCTGACTGCTGATAAGCGGACCTTTGATGTTGCTCATTGGCCCTTTATCGGTGATTACTTTTTCAATATCTAATGCAGTTATCATGATCTGACTCCCTTTAGTCCGAATTTGGCCCGAATTTCTGCAATCTTCGCGAGGTTTTGCGCGCGGTTTAGTGGTCTGCCACCAAGAACAGGAAGCTGCTTAACTGGCTCCGGGATCACCTCTCCACGGTTTATCCTGGTAACCATGTGGTTGAGTTCTTCGACTGCCTTGCGGCGCAACTCGGTATCACTAAGAGCGTTAGCTCGCATGTTTGAGTACAGTGTGGTGACAAGCCAGTAATGGGCTTTGGATTCCCATGGATATGATTCTGCATCCGGGTATAAACCACGCGTGCGGCAATACTGGTAAACCATATCGACCAGTTCATTGGCATCAGGAAGCCCGGCAGCAGTTGTCAATTCAGCCTTACACCATGCGACGAACTGGCCTGGAGACGGAAGAAACGGACGTTCCTGACGGCGGGCGACACGCATTCCGGCCGCAACTTGCTCCATGGTGGTGATGTCGTTCTCACGGAAAGCCAGAACCCACTGACGCCGGATTTCGTTCATCTCAGCCTGGCTGCGATTAGCTGTGGTAGCAGGGAACGCTGCCATAAGCTGACTAAACACGTTGTTGATGACCTTAGCAACCTGCTCAACTTGCGGCTTATCGTCATGCTGTTCCGGCATGTTGTTGGCAATACGGCGCATCTGCTCACGGTCAAAATTAACCATCTGCGCAGCAATGTTTTTCATAGCTCCACTCCGTATATCCAGTCAGTGTTATTTAGGTCAAGTTTTGGCTTAGAGGCAGTTGTGCCAGTCTGTTGCTTGTTGCGGTTGATATCGAGTTGAGTCCACTTTTCGCGGAGCTTTGCCGGGCTAATGACGTTGCCAGCCCAGAAGCTGTCATGGCACGCCCAGCGAAACAGCACGCACATGTCGCGATGTGTTCGTCCGTCACATTCACGCATCAGGCGTATATCGTTAGCCCATCCTGCCAGGTTAGGTTTTCTGGCTGATGGAGAAATGGTTTTTATCAGGTCAAACATCCACTCGGCAGCAGTTAGGTCTTCAGCAGTTCCCCACTTGTTGCCTCTCTGAATCGCTGCTTCGGGTTTTAGGACATGAGGTTTCTTTCTTGGCTTGTCAGAGGATTCGTCAGAATTCTCTGACGTAGATCTTTTAATATTGTCTTTTGTTAGTTTGTCTTTTGTGGTTAGCAACTTCTGCTTAGGTGCGTTAGCAACTTCCGCTAAGGTTTTCTTAGCAGGTTTAGCTAATGTTTTGCAGAATCCGTTATTTTTAGTTTGCCACTCGGAAATATGGATATTCATACCAACCCTGCGGCCTTCCTGAATCAGTACCTTCTTCCTGATCAGACTGTTTTTTGCTGTCGAGCAATGGGTATGATGCTTCTGAATCATCTCCTCTAACTGCTCGTTGCTGATCCAGTCCATTTTCTTGTTGTATCCATACGTTTTGCGCCATACGGCCATCAGGATGCACAGCTCAGTCTCCGGCAAACCAGAACACATCACGGCATCCAGAAGTTCATTTGCCAGGCGCGTATAGCCATCATCGAGATCTGCCACGCGCGGCTCCTTAGGTGCCACGTCAGGCACAGGAAAATTGATTACTTCGGCAGTGTTTGCCATAATTACTCCTGTGAATTGATCCAGTTAATTCCACCAGAAAGCCGTTGGTGACCCCTCACCGCGGCTTTCGCCTTTTTGGTTGCTGTCATTTTCAGCCCCACCCCAGCGCATCCGGCCTGGCTCGTTCAGCCTTTAGCCCGGCATCAGCGAGAATCTCTACGGCTGTGAGATAGTTTCTGGATACCAGTACCGCCTCCGGTGGCGCGGCCTGAATCCCAAGAAAAGCCAGCTCTTTCGCCATGTTGCAGAAATATCCCTCAGCTTTACGCCTGCTGACTGTCGACTCGCTGATGCCCATATGCTCGGCGTATGATTTCTGCCCTACTGATGCAAGTCGGTTGAGCAGGACACTCTCTATCTCAATCGGGTTGATTTCTGGTGGGTCTAACTTTCGTGCAATTGCGTTCTCCATGGGTAAATATCCTCTATGGTTATTTGGCTGATGCCTCTTGGCTTGGTAAGCCATCTGTTGGGTTTGGATACATGTCAGGGCGAAGTTCGTGTGGGGTGATGCCAGTTACATGAAAAATGGGGAAAACTCGGCCTTTAGGTACAACACCACCGTAACGTTTTTTCCAGTGACTAATTGTCATTGACGAAACACCGAGCTTTTCTGCCAGCTTTGAAGAATTGCCGGCAACTTGTATGGCTTTTTCTAATGCGTTCATAAACCACTCCTTAGAAGTTACAAACAAAATTAAACATTATGTTTAGTTTAAAGTCAACATTATGAATGTTGAGGAGATAAACTTTTAGTTTAGAATTTCGATATATGAGAAAAAACACACACCAAACTGACAATCCGCAGGTTCGGCGGTTAAATGAGATCATTGAGAAGAAGCGCATATCCAAAGCGGATATAGCGAGGATCTGTGGTGTGAGCGCTCAATCGGTCAACAACTGGTTTGTCAGGGGAGCAATAGGTAAAAGCTCTGCAATAAAACTTGCCGATGCGCTTGGCGTTAGCCTGGAATGGGTTTTAGGACAAGACGTGGATGCCAAAGATGGTTTGAGGCACGACGAACGGAGACTGTTGGAACTCTACAACCAACTACCAAATGAAGAAGAGCAACAGAACATGTTGCGGATCGTCTCCCTGCGCCTGAAGGAACTAGACGAGCTGTACGCGAAGTATATGGGGCGGCGGATTAAGGGTGATGCGGAGTAATACGCCACAGATCTACAGGAAGCACGGTTGAGGGTTTAACATATGGAAAGAATTTCTTTTTTATACGTATCTCAAATCTTTCCCGGAAAGATAGCCCGCTCGCTGAACTACCCGCAGCCATGGATAAAGCCAGATGAGCAATCAGGTAAAATTAGCATTGATGTTTCTTTTGGTTTGATCATCAGAACCAAAGTAAATTATCGCGTTGATGTCGATTTATTTTATGGCGATCAAAGGGTTGAATTTGGAAGCAATCAGTCTCTTCAAACAGACCCTATCGTTGCGGGTACAACTTCTGGCAATGAATCTGTAAGCATTGAAAATATGTCAATTATGAATATTCACGCTGAAAATGAAGGGGTTTACAGAGTAACCTTATCCCTCCACGTGGTTGACGACAATGAAAGTAGTCGAATGATTCATAATAGCGAGTGTTTTTTCTATTTATCAAAAGAATGGAAGCTTTGACATGTCACGATCAGCTTTTGTTATGCGAGAAGCTAAAGTTGCCAACGAAGAATACGGCGTGCATAATCCGAACCATGGTTATGGTGGCGGTGACGGCGGTGGAGGCAGCATGACGGAGCGACTAGAACGACTCGAAAAAAAAGTCGACTCGATTGAGTCAACTTTGTCACGGCTTAATGAAACCCTTACACGCATCGATAATAAATTTGAACGTGTAGACGACCGATTCAACGCAATCGACAAACGATTTGATGAAGTCGACAAGCGTTTTGACGCCGTCAATAAATCTCTTTCAGAAAAAATTAATACCTCAGTAAAACTCACTGAAGCAAACACGAAAACGACCGTAGCAGAAGCCAAACTAGCAATAATTTTAGCCATTCCTG